CAAGCGCAATCGCAGCTAGGAGGACTTGAAGTTCAAAAACACCAACTCTTACACCAAGTAGGGCAGGTACAAGGTGAGCTACAAGAATTCCAAGGAGAACTCGAAAAAGAGTACGGTAAAATCTCTATTAATATTCAAGATGGATCTTACGAGCCAATCAAAGAAGAAGAGGATGTACCTGTTTCTGAGTTAGCGAAAGCCTAATCAACAACAAACACTAACTACGAAGCAGGGTGGTCTATGACTGTCCTGCTTTTGTTTTATTACAATTAAATGTCATACATTAGAAAAATATCAGTAGGTACTGACTACAAGAACGCTATGCACTACATAGTAGGGCAATCTGTAGTAGGTGGTGCTTATACTATATCTGAGATAGTATCAGATAGTAACGGGTACGGTGTCTGGATAAGAAACAATAATGGTGAGAGCGTGCAGTGGAAGTTTTTTGATAAGATTCCATGTGTAATTGAATTCGACCTTGATCTTATATGAAGCCTAGGTATACGTACTTAATAAAGCCTGTTGGCTCTGAATACAACAACACTAAAAAGGTAGGAGACCAAGAACTTACTATTAACTCCACTATAGAGAACGCTAAGTATGTTAATAGAATAGGTAAGGTTGTTGCGACGCCAGATGATAGTGAACAACTGAAGCCTGGAGATTTAGTCGTGGTGCACCACAATGTTTTTAGAACCTACCTTGACATGAAGGGTAGAAAAAGAAAATCCAATGAGTATTTTAGAGATGAAAATTATCTTGTTTCTCTGGATCGCATATACCTCTATAAGCGTGATGATAAATGGAGAGGACTGAACTATTACTGTTTTGTAAAGCCGGTTGAGTACAGACAAGAATCCGAGATACTAAGGACAGATAAAGAGGAGCAGCACACAGGTATCATAGCTTACTCAAACGATTTACTGGAAGAGAAAGGTATTTATAACGGAGACTCTATTGGTTTTACCAAGAACAGTGAGTACGAGTTTGAGATTGACGGCGAGAAGCTTTATAGAATGCTAACAAAAGACATATGCCTTACGATAACAGAAAAAGAATAGAACGTATCATCTCAGCAGGAGAACGTGCCGTAGAGGAGCTTATAAAGGTTTTACACAGTGAAATCATTACAGACGACCCAGAGCATGACCTTGCAGCAGATAGATTAAAGAACGCAGCAGCCACAAAGAAGATGGCGTTAAACGATGCGTTTGACATGTTAAATAGAATAGAATTAGAACGAGCTAAGTTAGATGGCAACGAGGAAGCAGAAGATACAAGCAGTAAAGGATTCCAAAGCTTCGCAGAGGGAAGAAGCAAGAAGTCTAAGTAAGACTGTCGATGTAAAGTTCCCTAAGAACAAGAAGTGGGAGTACGGCTACGACGAGAAGTACGATGTTGTTTGTATTTCTAAGGACGGAACTGTTGGTGAGGTTATTGAGATTCAAAACCTGAAGATAGGACTACCTGCTGTACCTAAAAATGTATACTCTAATAAACAAAAAAGGTGGGAACCTGTAGAGTACGATAAACAGTTAGCTAAGATTAAATCTATATTCCATTGGAACGAGTACCCTAACTCATTTAAGTCACAATGGGTTGACTACATAGAAGAAGAGTTCAATAGACGAGAGAACGGCTTCTGGTTCAATAACGGAGGCACACCGACCTACATAACTGGCACACACTATATGTATTTACAGTGGACCAAGATTGACGTTGGTCACCCTGACTTCAGAGAATCAAACAGGTTGTTCTTTATATTCTGGGAAGCTTGTAAAGCTGATAACAGGTGCTATGGTATGTGTTACCTAAAGAACCGTCGTTCAGGTTTCTCATTTATGTCGTCAGCTGAAACAGTAAACTTAGCAACTATTACAAGTGACGCACGATTCGGTATACTATCTAAAACAGGTTCGGATGCTAAGAAGATGTTTACAGACAAGGTAGTACCAATATCTATGAACTACCCATTCTTCTTCAAGCCGATACAGGATGGTATGGATAGACCGAAGACCGAACTAGCGTACCGTGTACCAGCATCAAAACTTACAAGAAAAACAATAGAAGATACTAACGGCCCAGCAGATTTAGAAGGCTTAGATACAACTATTGACTGGAAGAACACAGGAGACAACTCTTACGATGGTGAGAAGTTGAGGTTCCTTGTTCACGACGAATCCGGTAAGTGGTTACCCCCTGACAGCATTCTAAATAACTGGCGTGTCGTAAAGACCACTCTTAGACTTGGTAGGCGTATCATTGGAAAATGTATGATGGGATCAACTTCAAACGCGTTGGATAAGGGAGGTGCCAACTTTAAAAAAATGTATGAGGATTCCAATGTACTAGAGCGTAACGCCAACGGACAAACTAAGAGTGGTCTATATTCTTTGTTTATTCCTATGGAGTGGAACTTTGAAGGTTTTATAGACGAGTACGGGCAACCTGTATTTAGAAAGCCAGATAAACCTGTATTTGATGCTATGGGAGACGTTATTGATAACGGTGTGCTTGACTACTGGGAGAATGAGGTAGACTCATTAAAGAACGACCCTGACGCACTAAACGAATTTTATCGTCAGTTCCCTAGAACAGAGTCACACGCATTCAGAGACGAAGCTAATAATAGTTTGTTTAACTTGCAGAAGATATACGAACAGATAGACTACAACGAAGGTCTGGAGGCTCAAAGGATACTAAAGAGGGGTGACTTCTCTTGGAAGAACGGGCAGAAAGACACAGAGGTGGTTTGGACGCCTAACAATAGAGGAAAATTTTTAGTATCTTGGATACCTAAGCCTGAGCTTAGAAACAGAACAGAACTTAAGAATGGGAGAAAATATCCTGGAAATATACATATTGGCGCATTCGGATGTGACAGCTATGACATCTCTGGAACTGTCGGTGGTGGCGGTTCTAACGGAGCCTTACATGGCTTAACTAAGTTTAATATGGAGGACGCTCCTAGCGACCAGTTCTTCTTAGAGTATATAGCAAGACCTCAGACAGCGGAACTGTTTTACGAAGATGTGCTAATGGCTTTAGTATTCTACGGAATGCCTGTACTTGCAGAGAATAACAAGCCTAGGCTACTGTACCACTTAAAAAACAGAGGCTATAGAGGTTATAGTATTGATAGACCAGATAAACACAAGAACAACTTGTCCAAGGCAGAGAAAGAACTAGGAGGTATACCGTCTTCACAGGCTGTTATTTCTATACACGCAGAGGCTCTAGAAGCCTATGTAGAGGAGCACGTTGGGTTAACAGATGAAGGATCTGGTAACATGTACTTTAACCGAACACTTATTGACTGGGCTAACTATGATATTAACAAACGTACTAAGTTTGATGCCACGGTATCATCTGGTTTAGCTATCATGGCTAACCAAAAGTACGTGCTGAAGCCAGAAAAAGTCAGTAAAGAAATAAATGTTAACTTTGCAAAGTATAATAACAACGGTTTATTTAGCTCAATACTAAGAAAATAATATGGCAAAAACATCTGATATTGGTGGATTTCCAGATCAATTTGCGTCTGACTCAAAGAAAGCTACACCTGAATACGGACTACAAGTAGGTAGAGCCATCGAAAACGAATGGTTCAAGAGAGACGGAGGAGGATCTAGATTCTACAATAATAGAGACAATTACCACAAGTTGCGTAGCTACGCAATGGGTGAGCAGTCTGTAAAGAAGTACAAGGATGAGATGTCTGTTAACGGAGACATTTCTTACCTAAACTTAGACTGGACTCCAGTGCCTGTTATTCCTAAGTTTGTAGACATTGTAGTTAACGGTATGTCTAACAGACTCTTTGACGTTAAAGCTGACGCTGTTGATCCTGTATCATCTACTAAGAAAGAGATCTACAGAAACGCAATCGAGACAGAGATGCGTAACAAGGAGACCTTTAGTACTATCGGTGAAATGATTGGGCAGAACATGTTCTCTCAAGACCCAGATATGTTACCTCAGAACGACGACGAGCTGGAGTTACATATGATGATTGACTACAAGGATGAGATTGAGATCGCTGAGGAAAAAGCAATTGAAGCTGTATTTAAAAACAACAACTACGAAAACCTAAAGAAAAGGTTAGACGAGGACGCTACTGTTATTGGTATATCTGCTGCGAAGCACTCATTCAATAACCACGACGGAATCAAAGTTGAGTACGTAGACCCAGCTAACCTTATATATAGTCCAACAGACGACCCAACATTCCAAGACTGCTACTACTTTGGAGAAGTAAAGAATGTTAACGTAACAGAGCTTAAGAAGATTAACCCAAGTCTTAGTACAGATGAGCTAAAAGAAATTGCTAAGACAGCTTCTAAGTGGGACTACTATCAAAACCTCAGAAAAGAGTTTAACAGCTCTAACTCTGAGTTTGATCAGAATACAGTAAACCTATTATACTTTTCTTATAAGACAGACAAGAACATTGTTTACAAGAAGAAAGTAACTCCAGTTGGTACAGATAAGGTCATCAAGAAAGACGATAACTTTAATCCACCTGAGAACGAAATGTTCGAGGTACTATCAAAACGTATCGACGTATGGTACGAAGGGGTTATGGTTCTTGGTACAGACAAGATACTTAAGTGGGAAATAATGAAGAACATGGTTAGACCAAAGTCTGCCATTGAGAAGGTGTACGCACCTTTCGTTGTTTCTGCACCTAAGATGTATAGAGGACAGATTGACTCGTTGGTTAAGCGTATGATACCATTCGCTGACCAGATTCAGATGGTCCACTTGAAACTACAACAAGTAACATCTAAGATGATTCCAGATGGTGTGTATTTAGACATTGATGGGTTATCTTCAATAAACTTAGGAAATGGAGCATCTTATACTCCCCAAGAGGCGCTTAATCTTTATTTTCAGACGGGTTCGGTTATCGGTCGTAGCTACACTGAAGAAGGTGAGTACAACCATGGGAAGATTCCTGTACAAGAACTTACTTCGTCTGGCGCAAATGCTAAGATAAGCTCACTTATTAATATGTACAACTATAACCTCAACATGATCAGATCTGTTACAGGGTTAAACGAAGCTAGAGACGGCAGTATGCCTGACGCTAACTCGTTGGTTGGTGTACAAAAACTAGCAGCACTAAACTCTAATACAGCTACAAGACACATCCTTAAATCAGGGTTATTTGTAACACAGCGTATTGCAGAGTGTGTTAGCTACAGGATATCTGACGTACTAGAGTACTCTGATATGTCACAAGACTTTGTTAAAGCTATCGGTAAGCAAAGCGTTAAGATTCTTAGAGAAATATCTGAGCTACACTTACACGACTTTGGTATCTATATTGAGTTATACCCAGACGAAGAAGAGAAGTCTGTTCTAGAACAAAACATTCAGATCTCTTTAAGCGCTGGTAAAATAGATATCGATGACGCTATTGACATTAGAAACGTAAAGAATACTAAGATCGCATCTCAGTTGTTGAAAGTTAGAAAGGTTCGTAAGGAGAAGCTTGATAACAAGAGACAGCAAGAGAATATCGCCTTACAGTCACAAGCTAACCAGCAAGCAGCTCAAGCAGCTGAGCAAGGTAAGCAACAAACTATATTGGCTGAGAGCGAAGCTAAAGCTAAGCTGAAACAAATGGAAGCGAAGTTCGAAATGGAGCGTATGCAACTTGAGTTCCAACTTAAAGCACAGCTAATCCAAATGCAGAAGGGTATGGACGGTCAAATAAAAGACTTCGAAGCTCAAAAGCAAATGGACAAAGAGAGATATAAAGAAGATAGAAAAGACCAAAGAACTGCAAAGCAGGCAACCCAACAATCTAAATTAATTCAGCAGAGAAACCAAGACTTAGACCCAATTGACTTTGATGGACAGGACGCACTAGGCTCCGGGCTTGATGGTCTAATTGGAGTTTAAAGGTTTTTGTATCTTTGTGCCAAATCTAATATATTATGGAATGGAATTTTAAAGTACTGGACGATAACGGAAACGCTATTGAGCCAGAACAACCACAAGTTGATACAACTGATACTGTTTCTGAGGAAGAAGTAATGGAAGTATTAACAGAGGAGCCAACTACTGAAGAAGAGGTTCAGACAGACCCTTTAGTTGAGGAAGCTCTAAAAGAAGAATCTGCTATTGTTTCGCAGGAGCCAGAGGTGGATGTAGAGTCACTCTACGCTAGAATCAAGGAGCTCGAAGAAGCAAAAGTTCAAACAAATACTGAAGAACTACCTGAAGATGTAGCTAAGTTTCTAGAGTACAAGAAAGAAACTGGACGTGGGTTTGAGGACTACTTAAACTTGCAGAAAGACTGGAGTGCTATTGGTGAAAACGATTTACTTCATCAATACTACAAAGAAACGAAGCCACACTTAGATGATGAGGATATTCAATTCCTTATCGATAAGAACTTCTCTTACGACGAAGAGTTTGGAGACGATGACGAGATAAGAGAAAAGAAGGTAGCACTAAAAGACGAGTTATATAAAG